CAAGATAGACGTTCGCAAGGACGGCTATCTTTTCACTAGCAATGGCGCACCAAGCCACGCGCTCACCGGCACTAACGGGCAGATTTCAAAGATATGGATGTCAGGCGACGAAGCGGGCGCGTTTTATGTCCAGACCTACAAAAAGACCAAGGACAACACCAACAACGAGTATATCGATGTGCGGCAGGAATGGAGCGCAGAAAACTGCCAGAAGGGTTGGGGTACTAGCGGTTACTTCTACACCTACCACTACGGCGGCGGCTACAGCAACGGCAGTCCCGGCTCAAAGAACATCATGCAGACCATCACCATGAACAGTAACACATGGACCTACTCGAAAGACCTAGCGCAATTCGATCAGGCTTACTCCCACATAAGTTGCGGCTACAGAATCTTTGCGCAGTACCCCGGATATAACTCTAGAGGGGCTCTGGGGATCATTTCACCTCACTACAACAGGCTTGTCGCCACAGCAGGATACGCATAATGACGAAGCGATATAACGAGCGGAGCGCGACAATATACAACCGCGCCCACACGATAACGATTAACAACCCCCACAGGTCCACGGGGCTTAATCCGTCTATCCACTTCTATGAGCAGTTTGTGGCGGTGAACCCTGACGGAAGTACGGACGCCATGCCCGAGACAGTTGGGCAGGCAGACCTCGACGGCGAGCCTGCTGATTACGCAACGATGCAGGTGCCTATGTTTGACCTTGCGACACAGAAGGCAACGGGCAAGACCTTCACCATGCAGGAGTTCGCCAGCATGGTCTTTTCGCTTTACTTCTACGCGACCGAGAAGCGAGACCAAGAGCAGGCAGAGCTTGATGCGGCGCAGGCCGACATTCCAGAGGGCGCGAAGCTTGGACCCTTTGACGCCGGGATGCCCAGACCCGAGGAGGAGTGCTAAATGAGTGGCATCACTAAACACTACGGCCTTGTAAAGCCGACAGTCGGCGGCTCTGAGAACGAGTGGGGCGGCAACCTTAATGATGACCTAGATGACATCGACGCCCTTCTGGGCGGCGATCAGCCCATCTATGGAATAAACATCCAGCCAAACCCCAACACTGGCGACAATGACAACGAGACCAGTATCGACGGCTCGGTTATCACTGGCGAGATCGGTAACGGCGACCCAGACAACCCGACCACCATCAACCCCGAGACGGTAATCAGCGGCAAGGTCAAGCGACTTGTCGGCCTCGATGACCCTGACGGCGTTATCACTAAATGCGATGTCGAGGCACGTAACCTGACGGTAGAGAACGGCGTCACTGAGACCCAGTACACCTTCGGCTCTGGAAACAATGCCGATGTTCTCGGTTCCAAAAGCTCCGTTCAGTACATGCCAATAGTTGACCCGGCGCAGACCATCAAGCTCACGATGGACTACGGTCACTCTGTAACGCTGGTGCTCAACTGGACCGACGCCAATAACCCTCCAGCGATCTCGTGGGAGCCGCAGGGCGCGAGCCTGCTGTGGGTTGGCGGTGGCTCCCCTAACATCAACGCGGGCAAGAACGTCATTCAGTTCTGGTGCATGGACTTCGGCACTGGCAAAACCATTTGCGGAGCCTACACCGGAGTCGTGTCTTGATCCGATCCAAGCTACTTACAGCTACCGGCGACCCCGACATCTATATCGGGGAGCAGGAGTACGTTACCGGCCCCGGAACCTACTACTTTAAGGTGCCGCTGTCTGTGACGCGTATCCACGCCTGCTGTATTGGCGCGGGCGCTCAGGGCGCTAGTGATGGTCAGTACGGCGGCATTGACATCTGGGGCGGCGGCGGAGGCGGTGGCCTTGGCTGGAAGAACAACATAGAGGTCGAGCCCGGAGAGACGCTGGTGGTGCAGGTCGGCGCTGTTGTCGGTGACGGCTACGCGCCGGAGGCAGATGGCGCTTCATGGATCAAGCGGATGGCGGAGCCCGATACAAGGCTCGAGGGAAACATAGATACTGGTGAGCCAGAGGGCGACCCTCTGGTGGCTGGCTATGCCGGTGGGAGTCAAGAATACGGGACCTTTTACTCGGGCGGCGACTTTATTGGTGACGGCGGCGGCGAGGGTGGCAGTGGCTCATCGAGCACCAGCTACACGGGCAATGACGGCAATAACTATGTGAAATCAAAAGGCTCTGGCGGTGGTGCTGGTGGCTACACGAGCAGGGGCGGCAGGGGATGCACCATTAACGGTGACCCGACCCAAGACGGCGGCGGAGGATCAGGCGGTGCTAGCTCTGTTGCCAATCAGTCAGGCACTCGGGGCGGATACCGGGGCGGCGGCACAGGCGTGAGAGGCAAGGGCGCTAGTGGAGTCTCTCGGCGTCCAGAGAGCATTGAGTGGGACGCCGATTCTTCTGGTGGTGTGGGCTATCCCGGCTCCGGCGGTGAGGCCGGGCTTTTCGGCGCAGGCGGTGCTGGCGACGATGGGTGGAACGGTCAAGAAAACACAAAGGCCGGTCACGGCGCTGTGAGAATCATCTGGGGCAATCGATTTAGTTACCCCGATAACGCTGACGTAGAGGCTGAATGAAATATCTAAAGCTATCAGTACCGCCGGGAGTTCGCTGGCACGGTACAGCGTACCAGTGCGAGAACCGCTGGCGCGATGCGAGCCTTATGAGGTGGGATCAGGGAGCCATGCTCCCTATCGGCGGCTGGGTGACGTTCCTCGACAACCAAACGAACCCACAGCCCGTCCAACTGCCCGACACGGAAGTGCCCAGAGAGGCGCATAGCTGGTTCCTGAATGACGCGGCGAGCGGTGCTGGTTACTACCTAGCCGTTGCCACGCCAACCAACCTCTACGCTATGGACGGTCTGGGCCAGATCACTCACATCAACGCGAGCGTGTCGCTGCCCGGCAAGGAGACGCCGTCCTTGAACAGAGGCTACGGCGGTGGCCTGTACGGAAAGCAGTCCTACGGCACTCCTCGGCAGGTAGAGGGTCAGACGAAACTGCCCGCTACAACGTGGACGCTGGATAACTACGGCGAGTGGTTGCTGGCTGTGTCTACAACGGACAGAAACATATGGGCGTGGAAGCCCGCTGAGAACGAGTTCGTAAAGCTGTCCGACACGGCTGTGGACTGCCCGCGATGCCTTTCTCTGGTTGCCACCGAGGAGCGTTTCATTTTCGCTCTGGCGGCAGAGGATCAGGGCAAGATCAATGTACGACGCATTGCGTGGTGCGACAGGGAGGCGCCAGAGGATTGGACGATCAGCGCAACCAACGAGGCCGGTGGCTTTGAGTTACAGACAGACGGCGCCATTCGCTGTGGCATCCGGGTACGAGGCAGGACGCTCATCCTGACCACTACAGACGCGCACGTCGCGCAGTACTCAGGCCCGCCACTCGTTTATGGCTTCCAGCAGGTGGGTAAAAACTGCGGGATCATTTCTGATCGTGCGGCGGCGGCTACAGGTGCGGGTGCGTTCTGGATGGGGCGTGACGGCTTCTACACCTACGACGGCTCAGCAGTGCGTGAGTTGCCCTGCGAGGTAGCTGACCGGGTGTTCCGCTTCTTGGACACTTCGTTCCCACAGAACGTCTTTGCTGTGGCAAATGCGAAGTTCAACGAGATCACATGGTTCTACACCAGCCGAGACCAAGAGGGTCAGGAGGTTGATGTTGGCGACGGTGTTGTCATCAGGAAGGTAAATAACAGATATGTGACCTACGACTACGCGCAGAACATCTGGAGCATAGGCGAGATTGATCGGCACGTAGGCGTCGATAGCGGCGTTTTCAATGACCCTATCTACCTAGACCACGATAATAAGGTCTACCGTCACGAAATCGAGAACGCAGGGCACGGCGATCAGAAGCCCTTTGCAGAGACCGGGCCAATAACAATTGGCGAGGGCGATCAGGTCATAAAGGCCACACAGGTGATCACCGACTCTATACCGGCAAACCGGGTCACGCTTGAGTTCATGACGCGCTTTCAGCCACAGGGCGATGAGATCACGTTCGGTCCCTATGACGTGCTACCACAGACCGATGTCCGGTTTACCGGGCGTCAGATGAGAATGAAAGTGAATGTTATCGATGACCAGAACGGCTCAAAGGATGTACGCATTGGTGATATGCGTGTGCTTGTTGGCGGCGGTGGCAGGCGATGAGTTTGACACCAGAGGAACAGGAAGAAATCCGCCGAGCGCGGCTCAAGGGCAACCCAGAGCCGCCCCCACCCTATAGCGGCGACACGCACCTATGGGCCGAGGACCTAGACAACTACCTCCGACGCAGGATGCAGACACTGGAGGACAGAATCAAAGCCCTAGAGGCAAACGCAGGGATAGCGAGGCGATTCTATGCAGGTAACAGAGCAACAGATAGCACTGATTAACGAAATGACGAGGGTGCGGCCCTTCCTAGAGCCCGCCCTCAAGTACACCAACGGAACCCACGACTACATACACCTCGTTGAAGGCGTCCTCACAGGCCAGTTCCATGTATGGCCGACAGAGAACTCAGCGATCGTCACAGAGTTCCACAACTTTCCAAAGGAAAGGCATCTCCACATATTTCTGGCTGGAGGTGACCTCGAAGAGATTAAGCAACTGCATGACAACGTCGTGCAATTCGCTGAGGCAGCAGGCTGCCAAGCACTGACACTTACCGGCAGGCCCGGATGGATCAAGGCGCTTGATGACTTGGGCTTTAGTGACAATGGATTGAGATACGTTAGGAAGGGGTTAAACAATGAGTAAAGGCGGAGAGACGACTCAGAAAACTGAGATCGATCCTGAGTTCAAGCGGAGAATACTTGCGACCTTCGACAAAGCTGATGCGCTGTCGAAGCTGGCTCCTATTCCCTATCAGGGTCTAACAATGGCGGCGCCTTCTGACGCGACCAAGCAGTCGTACAAGAATGTGAACAACGCGGCCAGCCTCCTCGGGGTCGGCATGGAGGGAGACATCCTAGCCGGTCTGCCGGAGGAGAAGGAGATGGGCGGCATGAAGGGCTACTCGGCCTTTGATGGCTACCAGCAGGAGCTGTCGCGCATGTACAAGAACTACCCGCAGCTGATGCAGCAGTACCAGAACTTTATGCCGGGGCTTCTGCAGCCGGGCAAGGAGATGGCACAGGCTAACCCTGACATGTTCCCCGGCTACAAGCCGCAGGGAAATGGGCAGGGCTACCCAAATAACTACCAGAACATCTACAACACCTACCACAGCCGAGGGAGGGTCGGGCGATGACCAGTCCGATGGTAATGGGTTCCTACGGGGCCTCTGGAGGCAAGGGCGGCAGCATGGGCGGATTCCAGACGCCTACCACGTACCCTTCTATGGGGCAGTTCCCTGTTGCCGGTGGAACCATGCCGCCAGCAGGAGGCAAGGGTGGCGGAAAGCCACAGACAATGCCTGCTCCATTACCCGACGCTTCACTTCCCGATGAGTCTGGTGGCGTTTCTACGATGCCCGTGGACCCTGTAAACCCCCAAGGCCCTAACGCATTTGAGCAGGGACTCGACGCAATGAATCAGGGTATGGACTGGTTCGGAAACCAGCTCAACTACCAAGGCCCTAAGCTCGACGGCGACTACGGCGTCGGCCAGATAGACGGCAAGAGCTATTTGAGCCAGATGGGCACTGCCGGTGGCGGCGGCTACACGGCCTCAATGATGACCGCACCCGGTCGTGACCTGTACGACTACGACCCGGCTCAGGCGCAGGCGCAGTCCTATCAGGCAGCGCAGCTGTCCGACAAGAACATCAACGACTACATGAACCCTTACACCCAGAACGTCATCGACACCACGATGTCCGACCTGAATAAGGCGCGTCAGCAGGCACTGAACAGCACTGGCGCTGCAGCCACGGCTGGCGGTGCGTTTGGCGGTGACCGTCACGCGATCATGGAGGCTCAGAACAACGCTGACTACATGGATCAGGTAGCGCGATCGTCTGCACAGCTCCGCAATCAGGGCTATCAGAACGCCCAGAACGCGGCTATGGGCGATGTCAACGCGATGAACCAGAGCTATCAGTCAAACGCTGGAATGGCACAGCAGTCGAACCTTGCAAACCAAGCGGCTAATAATGCTCGGAGTCAGTTTGTTGGCAGCACCGCAAACCAGAACGCAATGCAGACCGGCCTAGCCAACCAGAGCGCGAGCAACCAAGCTAAGGCGCTAGGGGCTCAGCTGAGCGCTCAAGCATCTCAGGCTAACGCTGCCAGCAAGAACGCAATGCTGGGTCAGCTGATGGGCTACGAGAACGCTAACAACCAGTTCAACTCAAGCATGGACTTTTCCAAGGATCAGTTCAACGCAGGTCAGGCGCAGCAGGACTGGATGAACCAGTTCAACGCGGCCAACAACTACTACGGCATGGGCAACGACCGCTGGGGAATGGCTCAGGACGCCACAGACGCGCTCGCTGGCGTGGGCGGGAAGATCGACGCCACCAATAACCAGCTACTCAGCCAGATCGCCGGCATGTTCGGTCAGCAGACAGGCGCACCACAGGACAGTATGGACGAGCTGCTCGCAGCTATGGGCGGACTGTCCGGCAGTAGCACGACAACAACGAGCAAGGACCCCGGCCTGATGGGCTGGCTTGGTGCAGGTGCAGGTCTCGCTGGCGCAGCTGGCGGACTTGGCTGGTCACCATTCGGAGGGAAGTGATAGATGTCTTACTTTGAGGACCTACTAAATAACTGGCAGGAGATCGTGGGCATGAACAAGCCCCTAGCTCCTCGCCAGCCACGGAGTGCTACGCCTCCCTTTATGCCTCAGCGGCCTAACATGGAGCCACCGGCTATGCAGCCGCCTGCGCTCCCTCCGCTCAGCGCCGCCTCTAACGAGCCGCCTATGTTCGACTTCACCTCCTCGTCGTTCCCGTCTGCACCAAATGTGGAGCCACCCGGCCCGTCCGCTGACGACCTGCAGCCGGTAGTGGCTGGAAGCGAGTACAACGAGCCGCTGGAAGATATCACCACGATGAAGCGTGACCGCAGGAGCGGCACGAGCGACAAGCCTTGGTACAAGGACGGTGACAAGACGACTGTAATGTTCTCCGCGCTGTCTGACGCCCTTATGGGCCTGTCGGGCAACGACTCTATGGGCGCTATCAACAAGGCCAACTACGCCCGAGGCATGAAGAACATCGAGTCCAACAAGACAATGGACTACCTCATCAAGAACAAGCCCGAGCTGGCTAAGAAGCTCATGGGCCTACCGCCTGAGTACCTCAATCAGTACATGGGCGAGGCCATCAAGGCCGAGCTGGGCACTGACAAGCAGTTCCGCACGCAGGTCTCCACGATGCGCACCGACGAGAAGACTGGTCGCATGTACTACCTAGAGTCCGACGGCAGCGGTAACCAGCGCATCATCTACGCTAAGGACGACAACGGCGAGCCCCTGTACGGCGATACAGGCGCAGCACGACAGAAGCGAGAGATTCACACCGCTGGTGTGGAGCAGGCCCGCGCTGCGGGTACGAAGTTCTTCGATAAGTCGGAGTCGCTGAAGTCGAGCTTGGATACATTCAAGCAGGCGCGTATTGAGCTTGCCGACGGAGCCAGATCGGGAATCATCGACAGCGCTCTGCCAGCGCTTGACGCGAACACGCAGACCCTTCGATCGCTTGCCAACACGGCGGGTATTGAGGTGATCAACTCTGCGACGTTCGGCGCGTTGAGTGAGAAGGAACTGGCTCTGGCGATGTCTACAGGCATCCCGACGAACCTCCCAGAGGATCAGCTCGACGAATACCTCGACGCCAAGATCAAGGCGCAGGAGAAGCTGTACAACGAGATCAGCAATAAGGCGCAGCAGCTCAACACTGGCGACAAAACGCTCGGCGGATGGCAGGAGTACTGGGCACAGGAAGAGCGCCCAGAGACCTACAACGACGAGTACGCGAGACGCTTCGGAACCGACGACATGAACTCCACCTACAAGGGCTGGGGAAGCGGCGGTGACGAAGAGGACGACGACGATGGCTGGGGAGTCAGCCGAGCAGGGAGGCGTTAATGCCGGTCACAACAGTAACAGCACCAGACGGGACTGAGTACGACGTTACTCACCCGGAGGGCGCGAGCGACTACGAGATCAAAGCCTACGCCAAGAAGATGGCAGCAGAGGAAGCCAAAGAAGGCGGCTTCGGTGACAGGGCTCGTGAGGCTGCTGCTGGACTCACCTTTGAGTTCGGTGACGAGATCGAGGGCGGTATCCGTTCCCTGATACCCGGAAGCGGGACCTACGAGGAGGAGCGTGACAAGGTCCGAGCCCAGATGTCGGAGTTCCGTGAGAACAACCCTTACGAGGCGCTTGGCTATAACGTGGCTGGCTCGCTGCCGACCATGCTCATCCCCGGCCTCGGTATGGCTAAGGGCGCTCAGGGCATCGGTCAGCTCGCTAAGGCTGGCGCAAAGCTGGGCCTAGGAGAGGGCCTGCTGTCAGGCGCTGGAGCGACTGAGGAGGACATCCTCAGCTGGAACGGGGCAAAGGACATAGCCACAGGCGGCGCTGTTGGTGCTGCTGCTGGTGGCCTCCTTGGGGGAGGCGCGAGTGCGCTCAGCAACAAGCTCACCAAGAAGGCCGCTGACACTATTAACGACATGCCGCCCACGGCTGTCGCTGCAGAGCTGAAGGAAATCTCCGAGGCGCTGGGCATGACCACCGACGACCTAGTGCGTCAGGTGCAGCAGGGCAAGCTGGTCGCCGAGATTCCAGAGCTGTCTAACCTCGTCAACGCCTACCAAGGTAACGGCAAGCAGGCACGCAGCATGGTGCAGGGCGTCTACGGCGGCCCAGATGGCCGTGGTGCGCGTCTTAACCGCGAGGCGCAGCAGGAGGTGTTCGACACACTGACCGACGGCGCAGACATGACCGACACGAATCAGATTCTCGCCATGAGCAGGCGTGCTGATGAGATCAAGGAGGGCGCGGGCCCGGTCTATCAGGCTGCCAACAAGCAGGAGATCACCGACCCGGAGTTCATCGCAGAGATGGAGCGCATGTATCGCATGTACCCAGATTTGCGTGACGAAGTGGAGCAGATCGCCCGAGAAAGCGGGGCTGTTATCCAGTTCAAGGGCAAGGGCGCTAACGGCGCTGTCGACCGCTATACACCGCCCACAGTGGGCGAGGCTGACAGGCTCATGAGAGGCCTCAGAGAGCTGAAGGGGAGACGCTACAGGGAAGGGCAGGGGCAGCTAGGGGAGACCGCTGGAGACAACTACAAGGCCTTCAGAGGCCAGCTCGACGAGCTTTCGCCAGAGCTTGCCGGGGCGCGTAGACAGGCACGAGAGGCCAACGTCCTGAACGAGGGTTTCAAGGACTTTGATCGCACTCCGGGGCGTGATTTCAGCGAAACCGAGGCGGTATTGGCGAAGCAGCGAGAGATGCTCAGCGGCAACGCCGAGGGCGATCTCCTGCCCACCTACATGGAGGGCGCACGCCGTGGCGCATCGAAGCAAATCTCCAACGCTTTGAGGAACATGTCGGAGAACGGTTCGGCTGCAGTCAAGAAGTTCTTAGAGGACGGCAGCAACCAGAACATGCTGCTGCGGATGGTTGCAGAGGGCAGGGACATCGGCCCGCTGCTGAGGAAGCTGGATCAGACGGCAAGCGCTAGGACCGCGCAGCAGAAGCTGCTCAACCCGAGCGCGACCGCTGGCATACAGGCCGCAACCAAGAGCATGGGCGCTGCAACCACCGCCACTGACATGCTGCAAGCAATGACGGCCCAGCCGGACGCTATTGTCAGGCTGACCGCCAAGGTCAGTGACGCGCTCAAGCGCAAGATCAAGCCGGGGGAGATCGACGAGGTGGTTAGGGTCCTGCTCAGTGAGGACCCGGAGGTCATCAGGAGAGCGTTCTCAGGCGACGGCAACAAGGCCGCCATCAGCAAAGAGGTTCTGGCGCAGGTTCAGCAACTTCTGCAGCTTGGAATTAACAAGAGCGTACAGGACACCGCCACAGCAGGGCTGAGGGAGTACAACTAAATGAGCAACAAACCTAAAGCGTTATCTGACACGGAAGTCAGGAACGTGGTTAAGACTGCCATCACAGAGGCGGTGGACTACGTTGAGTCCGAGATTTCTCCCGACAGGGAGAAGGCCATGCGCTACTACGCGGGCAAGTGCGACATCGGTAACGAGCCGGGTCGCTCTCGTATCGTGTCCACGAAGATCAGGGACACCATCCGACAGATCAAGCCGTCACTGATGCGTGTGTTCCTGCAGGCAGAGCACCCGGTGGAGTTCATCGGCAGCAACCCCATGCAGGCGCAGGCCGCTGAGAACGCATCCGAGTACTGCAAGATCATTTTCAATAAGAACGGCGGCTACAAGCTTCTGCAGGACGTATTCCACGACTCGCTGCTCTGCAAGAACGGCATAGCTAAGGTGTACTACGACCCCGAGGAGACTCAGGAGATCATCGAGTACGCGAACCTGAGCGAGCAGGAGCTGGCTATGGTCGCCTCCAACCCTGAGTTCGAGATACTTGAGCACACCAGCGTCGAGGAGATCGACGAGCAGGGCATGCCGTCCGCCAAGCACGACCTGAAGGTGGTCAAGACCACCGAGACGGGCACGATCCGAATGGAGTCAGTGCCGCCCGAGCAGTTCTTCATTGACCCCGCTGCGAGCTGGATACACGACGCCTATGTCGTAGGGCAGCGTCAGGAGGTCACCGTGGGCGACCTCGTTGCTATGGGCTTCGACTGGGACAAGGTCTGCGAGCTGGACAACCTCGACGGACGCTCCGAGGAGGAGCAGTACGAGCGCATTAACTACGACAACGAACGCGATGGCGTAGACCCAGCCAACCGGCCCGTGCTTCTGACCGAGTGCTATATGAAGGTCGACGCAGAGGGCTCTGGTATGCCGCAGGCGTACAAGTTCCTGATGGGTGGCACTAGCTACAAGCTCCTGTCATACGAGCCTTGGGATGATGTGCCCTTTATTAACTTCTGTCAGGACCCGATCCCGCACGCGTTCTTCGGTCAGTCTATTGCTGACGTTCTGTTCGCGGAGCAGGACTCCTCGACGGTTGTGCTGCGAGGCATCCTAGACAACACCGCGCTGGTCAATAACCCGCGTGTGCAGGTGCTCGATGGCAGCACGAACATTGACGACCTAATGAATAACGAGATCGGCGGCATCGTCCGGGTCAAGCAGCCCGGAGCTATCCAGCCGATGACCGTGCCATTTGTCGCAGCGGACACGCTGCAGGCGCTGCAGTACCTCGACCGGAACTGTGAGGGCAAGACAGGCGTGAGCGCAGCGTCATCTGGGCTGAGTGCTGACGCCCTGAAGGCTGGCACAAGCGCCACATCGGCGCAGGCGATGGTTCAGGCCAATACCGCGACCCTAGAGCTGATTGCACGCAACCTCGCTGAGGGAGGCGTTACGGCGCTCTTCAAGCGCCTGCTAAAGCTCGTCATCGAGAACATGACCGACGAGCAGATGATGCGCATCTCAGGAACTGATTACGTGCAGTTTGATGCTGCCCAGTGGGACCCGGACATGGACGTACAGGTGAACGTCGGTCTGGGCACGGGTAACGAGCAGCAGAAGCTGATGGCGCTGCAGCAAGGCCTTATGGCTCAGGAGAAGATTGTCGCTCAGTTCGGACTGATGAACGGCATCGTCGGGCCAAAGGAGATCGTGAACACGGTCGCCGACATGCTCCGCCTCTCAGGTGTTCAGAACCCTGCACGCTACTTCCAGCCCGTTGACGAGCAGAAGGAGCAGCAGCTCATGCAGATGGCTCAGCAGTCACAGCAGCAGCAGCCCGATCCTAACGCCGGTCTGGTACAGGCCGAGCAGGTCAAGGCGCAGGCGCAGATGCAGATCAAGCAGGCAGAGATGCAGCAGAAACAGCAGCTAGAGGCTGCAAAGATGCAGCAACAGCAGCAGGCAGACATGCAGCAGCTGCAGGCTAGGTTCGCTCAGGACGCACTAGACCGCGACCTGAAGCGTGACGAGCTTGACGCCAAGATCGCACTAGAGGCAGCGGCGCTAGAGAACAAAGCAGCGTTCGATGAGGCTGCTCTCTACGCGAAGATAAATCAACCAAGGACGCAGTAATGGATTACTCGAAACTTGCCGAGGGAGTAGAGCACCTTCGTAGGAACGAAGCTCTCTCGGAAATTATTGAGGGCATCAAGTTCGATGCCCTATCCATCTTCCAGAATCCACACTCCACACCGGAGCAGATTCTAGAAGCTCACAAGTCTATTCAGGCTGTGGGAACTTTAACGGACGCCTTCGACGCCGCAACGGCAGAAGCAAAAATCAAAAACAGGGAGAGTTAAATGAGCGATCAAGAGACAGTCGGCACCGGAGTAGAAACATCACCCGCCCGAGACGATCTTGGACAGATGACAGATGAGGCGCTTGTGGAGCGCATGTTCGACCCACAGGAGGAGCCTTCCCCTGTTGAACAGCCGGAAACTGACGAGGCGGAAGCCGAGGAGGAGTACGAGGAGGAGGTACAGGCATCAGATCAAACCCTCGAAGAGGACGACGACGCCTATGACGATGTTGAGGAAGCGATTGACGAAAGCTACGAAGAGAGCGAAGGAGAGGAGCCTGAACTGTTCACCGTCCGAGTAGACGGCAAGGACCATCAGGTAAACCTCGACGAGCTCAAGCGTGGGTATTCGGGCCAAAGCTACATCAACGACCAAATGCGAAAGGTGGCCGAGAACCGCAAGGAGACCGAGCAACTATTCGCAGCGCTCAGCGAGGAGCGCAATCAGGTACAGAACGCGATGAAGCTGTTGTACGACGGCTCGCTGACTGCACCGCCCGTGGCTCCAGACGAGTCACTGTTCCAGAGCGATCCCCTAGCTTACCTCGATGCCAAGATGGCATACGACAAGCAGGCCGCAGAGTTCCAGAGCCGAGTATCCCAGCTACAGCAGCAGGTGGCCTCGCAGAAGGAAGTGGAGCAACACGCACGGCAGACTTTCCTAGCGAAGGAAGCCGAGCTGCTACAGGGCTACGCCCCTGAGCTGTTTGACGAGAACACTGGCGGAACCGCTAAGTCGGAGCTGGTTAGTTCTGCGGCTGAGTCCTATGGATTCACACCCGAGGAACTGGCTGCAGTAGTCGACCACCGGCACGTTAGGGTCCTGATGGACGCGATGAAGTACAACAAGCTGAACAGCGATTCAGGTAAGAAGCGCGTCGAGAAGAAGGTCAACAACAAGACAGTGCGCAGCAACAAGCGGCGTGTGAACGCCGAGCAAGCCTCGCGGCGCAAGATGAAGCAGAAACTCAAGCAGTCAGGGTCAATCGATGACGCTGTTGGCTTGATGTTCGAGTAGTTTTTTTCAATAACTTTTTAGATAAGGAACATTATCATGGCAACAATCGGAACTAGTTATGGCGGCGATCTCAATCGCCCCGGATATACAGACGAAGGCGGCATCAC